GAGGTAAGGAACTTCATTCATTTGGGGGAAATCAATCCAGGTATAATCATCCTTTTCCTCATCAATTCTAAAAGCTTTGCCTGCTACATATTTTTCCATCATTAAACTAAGAATGTACTCGCAGACTTCGGTCAGAGTTTCTTGTAAGATCATTTTCTTATGGTCGGTAGCACTATTCCCTTGTTGTTGTTGAATGTTTGCTTCTGTAGCTGTCTTAGAAGATGCCCTTTGCCCCATCATAAGCTCAGAGAACCGGGTTACTTTCTGTATCTCCGTATGGATATTTGATACAAGTTGAAATAAGGCAGGGTTTACCCGACCTGATTCCACAACACGGATTGTATTATTAGGGTCATCACAAGGGACCGGTCCGTCATCTTCGTCCAGGTCTTCAAGGTTGACATTAGACTCCGGGGCGAAGAATATCCTATTTGGTTTTGCCGCTCTTCTTATCTGGTCGTATAGGTCATTTAACATATCTTGGAGTGGCCTTAATAATTTGCCATCACCAAAACCTAATAATTTCCCTTCTTCATAGTACAGGTTGGTTAGGAAATATCCATATTTGTTTATCCGATAGAATGGTTCCGGATTTTCTTTGTCTACGAATTGCTCCCCATCCCAGTCCTTGAACGAATCCTTTAATAAAACACCATCATCCGAAAACTCAATAAGACGTAAAATGCCTTTGGTTTTTGTCCATAATTGAATGTACCAAAACCCGTCATCATCTGTTGTTTTTTCTTTTGTGAAAATAGGCGACTTATCGGATCCACCATAATTTATACTTGCTGCCATTTCACCGAAATGTTCAATAGCCCAAGATTTAGATTTTGGCATTACCTCGGCAATGTATTCAGCTTCCTGAATATATGCAGAATCAGTAATTTTCGTATCGACAAAGACGGCATTTAATGGTGTGGCGGTAATGGTTGCAAGACCAAAACCGTTTATGGCGTCAGGGTCCCAATAGACTTTTAACCAACCATGCCCAAATAGTTCACGCCTTCTTTCGTGACGTTCTATAATGCGTTTTATACGGTTTTTGCGTAGGGTCCAATCAAGACCAACAGCACCCCATCTTGCAAAAGGTTGGTCAGACGGGCCTTCACCCCTGCAAACAACAGCTAAATTTTGTTCTGTTAATGCTGCGACTTGCCCTTCTATGTTGGCATTGATAATGTTTATCCTGGAATTAGGTCTATTGTCTTTTAAAGGCTGGTCTCCGGAATAGGCTTCCTGCTCCTTTTCCCAACGGTCATAATAATCTTCCATGTATCCACGGTTTTGACTGATTTTTGTCAGGAAGTCGTCAATCATCCTAATTTCTTCTTCGGACATAAAGTTCATTCGGTTATGTTTTGTTTCTTCTTCGTCTTTCTTTTTGTTCCAAAACATTTCTATTCACCAGCTTCCTTCACCGCCCGACATGAATATAATTTATCTTTGTTCTTATACTTGTCATAGGCTTTTTGGGGAGTTTGTTTTTTATGATAAAAAGACGATAAGAGGAAACCGATAACCGAACCTACAAGCAATATACAAGCTCCTGCTATCATTTGACCCAATCTATTCACCTCTCTTTGGACAAAATAAAAAACCCCGCCATACCAGTTAAGGTAAGACGGGGTTTAAGTACCCTCAGATTATTTCTTTAAACACCTCATATTCCTTTTTGGTGTTTATTTCTTTGGTATTTTAACTATCTCGCCACATTTTTTACACGTCTCCCGGTTCTTCCCGGTGCATTTGACATATACGGTCGCATTATCTTCCATTGCCACTGTACGTCCACAGTCACATTTTACTTTTGTTTGCACTATATCACCGCCAGCCTTTCTGCGATTTGTTTGCCGGCCGTACCGTTGCCGAAACGGAGGTCAGGTTCTAATTTAGGTCTAGTCATTTGGTGTTTAATTGCGTTAACTATCATGTCTTTGTCATAATCAGCAAAGACTATGTTATTTCCAACCTCGCGCCCTTCCTGCCTTCTTCCTACTAGTACAGCGGGAACTCCGAGAAAAGCACCTTCTTTAATAAAACTAGAAGAGTTTCCAACCGCACATTGACAATTATTAAGTAGTCGGGCATATTCTTCAACTGGCAAGTTTTTTACAAACTCCACTTCTTTCAAACCATGTATTTTTTTCATCATCGCTTTTGCGCCTGAGTCGGTATTGGGATTTATCCAAATTTTATGTATCGGGATTGACATTACGGCTTCTATTAATGGATCAATTTCTTCTGGGTCTGTTGTGTTTGGGTGATTTAATACAAGAATATAGGGTTTCCCTCTTGTGTTAGTCAAATCAATGTCTTTTATTATATCTAACGCAGGGCTCCCCACCACAAATACAGTGCTTGGGTCTTTGCCCATTTTAATTATATTTTGCTTGGCTAATTCTGTAACTGGAAAATGAATATCAGCCAATGACGTTATGCTGGGGCGCACCTTATTGTCTATACTTCCGGTAGATTCGCCCCCTTCAGAATGAATAAGAATTCGATTGGTATAACTTGCGGCAATCGCGGTAGCCATTTGTTCAACTCTATCTGCATGAACAAATACCATACCCGGGTTTAGTTGCTTAAAAAGCAACGTTAATTGGACAGTCATTAAGCCTGTTGTAATAGCCATACATTCAGGTTCATCACCATCAACTAAACCATGCACTTCAGCATCAATTTTAAACCCGTCTTTCTTGATTGTGTTAATGCATCCATATCTATCTACAATAGCAGAAGCCCCAACTATAAGTTGGAGCTCCAGTTTGGGATGATTATTTATTTCGGTTAATACAGACTTTAATCTACCGTAGTTTGCTCTGCTCAACACAGGCACGCATATTTTTTTCGATGGCATTAAACTCTCCTTTTGGCAATAATAATGTTTTGCCAGTATATCCTTTTTTTATCCTTCTTCTTATAACATGACTCAAGAGACGTTGCCACTACTACAGCGATTTTTTTCAAGTTATCGTCTCCCTATACCGTCAGTGCGGTTTAGGTTTTATTTGAATCTTCATTCGTCTCAAAATCTTCTAAATTATAATCATAGGATTTAAGGATTGTTCTTTTTTGTTTCTCTGTCATATATAAATCGTAACTGGGATTAAATCCCGATACAAGCCAATTCCTAAATGCTCTGACAAGCATAGTTATTTTTTTTATGCTTACATCCAGCTCGTCAGCACATTCTAAGTGTGCCCCAAGAGCCTTTTGTTTGCATTCAATTGTCATTATGCCCGTTACTGTAATTCGCCCATCAGTGCCAGCATACGCTTTTAATATGGGTAGACAGACTTCCATTAATTCCTTCTCAACTTCTGCTGGGGTGAATTTGTTTTCGATTCTTGCCGAAACGATAGGGAATATTATTTCTTTATACCTTATCTCACCACTTAAATCAAGTATCATCCACTCCACCGCCTTTTATAAAGGTCACGATTTGCCAGTTCTTCTTCGCTTAATTTCCGCCAAGGTTGGCCCATCATTAGGTTTACAGTATCACGCCATTTGACTAGTTCGGCGAATTCCTCCGGAGTGCCAGAAATTTCTTGGTCCTTCCCCGGCAAATGCCTACTCAAACTAAAATGTTTTTCCAAATAATTAGCACCTAATGAGATAACAAGTTTACCAGCCTCAGTTCCCATTGTGTGGTCAGAAATGCCTTGGAATTTAGATATTCCTTTGAAACTATAATCAGCAGTCTTTGCCGGGTATTTAGATACACATCGTAGCAGACTAACGTTTGACCTTATATTGTTTTCATTTATAAAATCAATCAATTGCCGAATTTCTTCCTTTGTGTGCATGCCTGTACTGATAATTACCTCGTCAAATTTTTCTATACACTTATCTATCAATGCCCAATTGTTGCAGTCAGGAGACGCTATTTTGACCATTTTTAATCCGATTGAGCATAAAAAATCCACCGTTTCTAAATCAAAAACAGTGGTTAAAAATTCAATCCCGAATTCTTTGCATTTTCCCATCAGCCATATGTGGTCATCTTCGCTTAATTCGTGCTGTTTATAGTATTGATAAGCGTTGTCATAATCCGGCCAGTTCTTGTTTAACCTGTCTGCGCGGAATGACTGGAATTTTACGATGTCTATACCTATTTCGGCAGTTGCTTTTATCATGGCACTCATTAAAAGGCGCGAACCACAATGGTTCGCGCAACAATCGGCAATCAGTTTCGATGGCATTTTCTCACCCTCTTATCTAGGATTTTATTAATGTCTGAGTAACGTTTTAATCTAAGTCTTATTGTATTTTGAGTTAATCCTAATGTCTCTGCCCATTCCGAAACAGTTTTAGTTTCGCCCTGATATGTTAAGTAAATAGAATTCCTTCTATTGTTGGCTTGTTGTTTTTTAGTAGCCCATCGGCAATTTTCTTTATAATATCCTTTGTTATTATCCTTGCGGTCGATTGTTAGATTGTCTTGATATCCTTCCTGCATATCTTCCCAAAAACCTTCAAAAGTCTGCCATTTTTCACAAACTATTATTCCACGGCCTCCATATTCATTGTATTGAGCATGGTTAATATTTTGACATCTTTCAAGTATGCCTCTCCACGTTTTATATTGTCGTGTATAAGACATATTATGTGTTGTAAGTCTTTCCTTATTTAAACACCCGCAACTGGTGGTATGTCCACTTCTTAAATCAGCACTAGAAGACATTTTAGAATTTCCGCAATCGCATTGACAACGCCACAAAGCAGCACCATGCTTAACTCCTATCCTTTTTTTAACAAGTAACCTCCCAAATCTTTTCCCATGCAAATTTATTAATGTCCTATTTGATGTTTCCCTTCTGTAACAACCACAACTTACAACTATTCCTTTTAATAATTCATACGCTCTAGGATATGATGTATTTCCACAGTCACAAAGACATTTCCAAACTATTACACTAGAAGAATTATAACATTTTTCAACTACTTTTAATCTTCCAAATCTTTGACCTGTTAAATCCCTAAATTTACCCATAATAAATACACCTCCGTCGTGTTGTCCGAATTTTTATTGTGGGAAACAGGCTCGGAAACCTGCTTGTCGTGTTGCAATCACTATCCCACACTTTCATTATAACATATTTTAGTCATGGTTAGCACCTTCTTTAAGGTTTTGTGTCCTCAAGTAATCTATTAACAGGCGCTTAACCTTTTTTGTAACCGGTATCATCTTCGAGAGAAACAATAACTTTCATTCTAACACTCCTTCCGGTGTTTATCTATGTTTTTGATAATCCTCACATCGTTTAAGGCAAGTCTTGCCGTATCTTCTGCACATTTTAGTCACTTCAAAACCCCCTTTTGATGGTTCCATATAACCTGCCGGAATCAAAACTTCTTTCCTTGCCCTGTATTTGCAATTATTACCTTCTTTGTAATTATCAATCGCAATACAGACCGTTTCCAATATTAGTAAAAATAAACCAACTGCCAGAAATCCTATTATTGTATTACCAATAATAACTCCTTGTGTTTTCCAAAACATACACTCACCTCCGGTGTTTATCTAAACCCCATTTGCGTTATGTTATATTTCATGTGCCAGATAGAATCAGCTAGTTTAAGGTGGTCAACCGTGTTTTTAACTACTTCGGTCTCTATTTTCGGTATAAACTCCCATTTTTTGTCTGTCTTTTGACCTAACAGATAGATTTTATCGCCCATTTCCTCGGTTACTTGATACTGATTAACAATTTTAAAGCCGGTTTTCAGGAAATACGCCGTCAAAGTATCGATTGAAAAATTGTAAAGGTGCGCATTACTTAAAAATGCGTCAACGGGAATATGGATTGTGCGGTTGTACAGGTTCGGAACACAGATCAGTAAATATCCGTCCTCGTTTAGCAATGAATGTATCTTTTCCAGCGTCTCAGTCGGGCTGTAAACGTGTTCCAATGCGTTAAGCATAGTGATGATGTCGAACTTCATGCCCGGATCGTAGGATTCGATTGTGGTGCACTCTACTTCAAGGCCTTTGGACTTGGCGATTTCGTAGTGTTCTTTGTTGGGTTCTATGCCATAGGAATCAATTCTAGTGTGCCTAATTCTATCAACCAGTTCGCCCGTGCTACAACCTATATCAAGAAGTCTGTTTCCGACATCAACTTCACAACTCTCTTTAAGCACTTTCATAGCCGTCTCAGCATGATGTTTCTCCACTTCCGCGTTTAGCGCTCCTTTATATATTTTGCGGTAATCCTCGGTATAGAATTTGTCAAGGTCCTCTTTCGTTAGGCGTGGAGATATAAATACTAATCCGCAATGCTTACATATTACATTTGTGCCTTGAATAATTTCCCCTGTATCATTTGTAATGACTATACTTCTTAATAATCCGTCTTTTTTTCGCTTAACCTTGTCCCACAGTATCGTAAATTCACTACTACCACATAAATTACAATACTTAACATTTTCCGTTTCGTATTTCATAATTCCCCTTTCCGTTGAAACTTTCCAGTATAAACGATTGCGCAATCTTTGGAAGTCTCAATCCTGTTTTTTGTTCTTTTCCTGCTCATATATCCACTCCCTAATTTTTTGAGCCAAATATACCTGTGTTTTTTCTCGACTTTCTTTTGTTTGCCCTCCAAGGTGAGGAGTTATGATGAGGTTGTTGCATTGTTTGGCGTATTCCGTGAAATACTCCCAATATTTGTGCGGATACCCTTCCATCACATCTATAGCGGCACCAGCTATTTGGCCATCACATAAAGCATTATAAAGTGATTGATCGTGCACAATCAGCGCCCGGCTAGTATTTATAAAAAAACTTGTTGGCTTCATTAATTTAAATTGTTCCATACCAAACATGCATTTGGTGGACTCATTAAGTGGGACATGTACTGTGATTATGTCGGAGTTTTGGAGTACCCATTCTAATGGTGTTTCTGTATGGGCAATATATTTAGGGTCATAAAAACAAATTCTCATTCCAAATGCATCAGCTATTTGCATGACTTGGTATCCCACTCTGCCTAGTCCTATTATACCAAGTGTCTTGCCGCGGAGTTCACTTCCCTGCCATGCTTCACGGTCCCAATTGCCCTGCTTTACATCGTCAAATGCAAAAGGAATGCGGCGGATTAAACTTAATATTAAACTCCATGTCATCTCTGCTGTGGCATAAATACCCGATAAAAAATCAGTTTCGCCTTTGAGACTGATTAATGGAACTTCTTTATTTTCTATATGGTCTGTTCCTGTGGTACAACTTGCAATTAAATCATACTTTTTACATTCGTCATAAGAGTAATCTTTATTTAGTTTTGCAATTAAAACATTAACTTCAACGTCTTTAATAATATCAATAGCACGTTGACACCAACTATCTTCCAAATTCATATTGTCGCCACCTTCACTATATAGTATAATAGGAGAAAAAGAGGTTTTGTTATGAGAAACAAAAGAATTAAACGTACATGTAGGACTTGCAGCAAATTATTTCTGCCCAATAAAAAGACTAGTGCATATTGTTCAAGAGAGTGTTATTTAAAAAATACACCTCCTAACCCTAATAAAGAGGATTATTTTGCCACTTGCGAATTTTGTAGTCAAGTTTACCGAATACCAAAACATAGAGTATCTAAGACTAGGTTTTGTTCGCGTTCATGCCAAAATAAATGGTTAGGCCAAAACCTGACTCCAAAGTGGAATGAACATTATAATTATATTAACGGTGCGTCTACAAAATTATATAGGAGAGAGGCATTTGCCATACACGGTACATTTTGTTCTAAATGCGGTAGTGTTGATGATCTGGTTGTCCACCATCTAGACCACGATAGATTAAATAATCCGTTAGACGGTTCTAATTGGGAAGTATTATGTAGGGATTGCCACATCAAATATCATAAGTCGGTTCAAGTAACCCAAAAAGAGAGGTTACATATACCTAAAAACAAACTCATAAAAACAAACGTTTGCCTCTACTGTCAAAAAGAATTTCATCCACATCGAAAACAACAGGTTTGCTGTTCTCACAGTTGTGCGCAAAAACTAAGATACTCTAAACAACCCCTTTAATCGGGGGTTTATTTTTTATCAATATTTAAAATTTTCATTGTTTACACTCCTTTGGTGTTTTATTAGAAATTTTTAAATTGCTATTATTACCCATCATTACAGTATAATACAATTAATGTGGCGATTATCGGAAATATAAAAGTAAAACTTAATTTTACCCAAAAATCAATTGGCACAGTTTCCATTATTCTGCACACTCCTTTGGTGTTTTAAAATTGCCTCCACCATCATAAAATCATCTTCATCGTCTACGTCCAAACTCCTTGACTTAGGCATTTCGTAGAATATAGGACTATCGCCCATGAGTCTTCCGGTCTCTAACAAGTCTCTCCTGGTGATAAATATTGCACCGTTCCGGGTATAACATTTTTTGTGTTTCGACCGGTCCAGGAGTTCGCTCTCAAAGAACGGTTTCCCATTGTGGTCATAGCTTTTAACCGGATGGACACCTTCCATAACGCTTATAAGACTGTCGTTGTTTTCAAACACTTCAATAACGCTTATAAGACTGTCGTTGTTTTCAAACACTTCAATAGCATTGTTTATGTCTACGTATGTCCTCAAAGGTGACGTTACTTGCAAAGTCATAACCGCATTCACGTGAATCCCTGTCAATTGCTCATACTCTCTGACTGCATGTAAAATGACCGGCGGGGTTGGGCTTGTGTCTTGTGCCAATTCGTCCGGCCTATTGATAACGGTGCAATCGTAATGCTCAGAAATAATGGATATATTTTTATCATCAGTTGATACAACTACATCGTTTAGTTTGCTTTTTTGTGCTTCTAAGATGGAACATGCTATCAAAGGCTTGCCGGCCATTAACTTGATATTTTTGCGCGGGATTCGTTTGCTGCCACCACGAGCCGGAATAACACCGAGTATAAACATTATTTATCCTCCTTTTTATGGTGTTTTTGTGGCAAAAAATATTGCACTTGGTATTAATATCGCACTTAGTATTGCAAAAATAATATTTCCTTTGATCGTTTTGCCCATATAGATTTCATGGCATTTTTCACACTCGGGATACCATAAGCCTGATGCGCCTCCATAATGGCCGTAATCTTTATCCTTTTTTGTTATCGTTTGTCCGCAAATACACTGTTTAATTAGTTTTACATTTTCTTTTGACACAAACTCAAAATGTTTTTCAGTTAACATTCTACACACTCCTCTGGCGTTTACCTCTTGCCCCAATTTATCTTCTTTATTTTCTTGTTCCACGTTGGATGCTTGGTAATCGTATAAGTGACTTTGGCCATAATAACACCTCTTGTATATTTATAAATTTGACCAGGGCTGTTAGTCCCTCGTTTCGCCGCCTCATTTATCTGCAAGCCTCACTGTTGCAGCACCCACGCTCTTTTAACGCCGAGTCGTTTATTGGTCAAATTTATTTCTTTTTGGTTTTTTTCGCGCCTTTGTTTTTACCTTTGCCCATTTCAGCCTCTTTCATCATAGGTTTCATCATGGGTTTTTCTTTCATCATCATTTTACCTTTCATTTCATCCCCTCCTTTGTTCATTGCGACCGCTTGTTTCTGTGCTTTACCTTTGCTGGCTGGGGCTGAAGTTCCTATCATTCCAGTGTCTGTGAATTTGTGCATCATTTCAGATATGTTGCTTGACATGACTTTCTTTGACTTGCCTTTTTTTAGTGGCATATTATCACTCCTTTTTTACCAAGTTATATAATTTTTCTATACATTCTGGACAAATCTGCACCGTATAATGATACTGTTCAGCATCAACATATATCTCTCCAGATGCAACCCTAGTATTGTCACTGTCACAAAGACAGCAAAATGTTTTACCATCTACCCAACCATATATTCTATCTAAAAATCCAGGGTTATCTCCAAACTTAATTTTGGTCTCCTCGTGTTCTTTTGCGGCATCTTCTATTGTTCTAATTGTCCATTTGTCTATATTTGTCATAAGATCCCTTCATCACCTTTCTTTAGCCTTGGCCCGTTGCCTGTCACCGGTCATCCGAACCTGGCCTTCCTTGACCATACGCCTTATTTGTGCGTCAGTCAGACCTTTTAATTTTAGTTCGCCATATGAGTATGTACCGCCAGGGATAAATTTTTGTTCATCTTCTTCTTTTACTACCATACTTTGCTGTGTCCTTATTTCGTTAGCAATCATATCGGCAAATAGGATGTCGTCATGCTTGCCACTCTGTGCATCTGGCCGATTATCTTTGTCGTAGACAAAAGTAAGACATTCATCAAGGAAATCAATATCAGTGAATAAACCAATGTTGTCTCGAATTAGACTGATTTCTTTGGAAATAATTAATGGGCGGGTGTTCCCGTCCGTCTTGAATCCGTATTTATGCTGTTTTTTCTTGCTGATTTCGTCGATTACCTCACGCTTGTATTGCCTGGTATATCCTAGTCTCTGTAACTCCTTGACCGGGTATATGTCGAAGTTGATTTCTATGCCTATCAAAGCATAGTTGAAATACTTCCCGAGGCAGTACATCTGGTGAGCGTATGTATCCGGGTCCAGATTCGCGTGTAACGTGGCACATCTCTTTCCAGTGACGTTATTCATCACTTTGCCGGCGAAGAAGTCTGATCCTTCGCCCTTGGTGTCTCCACCCAGGACGTAGGGATAACCAGGTTGCGTGTCCTCATATATAGTGATATATCCGTTATCGTCGGGGGTGAATTTGATAGTATCATCCTTGATTTTGTCTTTTGTGTCGGGATCGTTCCACCCAAAAAGGAATGTGCCTTTAAGTGGCGGATTCGCTTTATACTGCTTTTCAAGATTTATCTTGTGTCTTACTACCGTTTCGGTGTTAAACACCGGCCTACCGGAAGCCAGGAATGCTTCAAAGTCATTCGCCGGATACTCTTGCTTGAACATGTCCTGATTCCCGCCGCAGTTATTTGCTATGCACCATCTGCGCCAGACTAATTGTTCATCATCCAGAGAATATGTCTGCTTCAGCTCTTTTTCATCATCTGTCAATGCAAATCCGGGGGGTACCGGCATCCTATACGTAGGTTCTTCAAACCATGCAAAGAACAGAGGGATGAATTCATTCTCTCCCGCCTTCGCCCGATGCCACATATCATAAAAATAACCGCCTATGCCGTTTGCGGTTGATTCAAGGATGACCATTGTATTTGGTTCGTTTGGAATGGCCTGCATTAAGGCTAACATAGAAGTGTCCGCATCAGGCCAAAACGCCACTTCTGAGGCATGGAGGTTGTGGATAGTGTCTGACCGTCCAGCTTTTGCATTCCGGGCCGTGGAAATCTTTATTTTGGACCTAAGCCCAGGTCTTTTCTTTTTTTCTTCCGGATCATTGGTTGGGTTTTCAAATACAAGTTCCTTTGCGTTTGATGCTTTCCGCATTGGCTTCAGCGGACCCGGTAACTCGTCATAGTATAGCTTACTCATGTTAAATAGGTTCGTGCTGGCATCTTCTTCGTGAGCTACTATCCAACTATGCACCAAGGGTGTCATGCTCGTAGAGTGGAATATACGCCCTTCTGTGTAGGTTGAACATCCACCCTGTCGGTATTTCAGCACAATGATTCGGACCGGCTTGCCTTCGGCCTTCATTTGCTCTATAGCTGTATCTATTTTCTGCTGCATTGTGTTCAGCCCAAGAGGTTCAAGTGTCCCCTTTTTGGTGCGGATTCTCAGCACTGTTGGAGCATAGTATGCAAATTCTTTTTTCAGTCGGCGTAACTTTGTTTTTGTTTTTTCGTCCATACTTCCACCTCTACAAGAGCAATCGGTTTTGGGAGATCCCCCGATCCATAACTATACTAGATGCTCCTTATCCCTTCACTACTTTGTAGGGTGTGCCTCTAATAATTACATACAATATTGCTGTGCTTTGTTGCTTTACTGGCATGTTTATCCCTCCCAACATCTACCAATTAAGTCAACCAAAATAGTCTGAACTTTACATAATAGCTATTAGCGGTAGTTGATAAAACAGTCTCAGACGTACAACCTGTAAGCATGTCATTAATTGGTAAAATATTATCTGTGCATATCATGTATATTTGGCCCTTTTATGCAGTATTACCGCCTAATATTTGGCAGTGACAACTTAACCAGGTCTTTATTATTACTTATTAAGAATAATTACTGCACTTTTGGATTAAAAGGCGGTATTTTTGGCACTTTTGACTGTTTAATCAGGAATTATTCTTGCTCTAGTTCGGTCAAAGCATCTTCCAGGCTCACAGTAGCTTCAATCTGTTTCTTTTCTACCGGTCTATACCCGGCGCGGTCCAGGATTGATTCGTTTATTTCACGCCTGAGCCTGACCACCGCTGTATCAGTTGCCTCATAGCGGATGATAGTCCCATCAGAGAGTACCTTGACTAACTCAACCGTATCACTCAGGAGATTGTCGCGCATGTGGATTAGGTCTTTGAATGACTTCTCTGCCTCTTTGCTAAATTGTGCACGCAAATCTATTTCAAGGTTTCCTTCCAACCTATTTAATTCTTCTTGAATACTAACATTGTCTAACATCCTTGGCCCTTGAACATGTGCCTGCTTATATCCTACTATTCTAGCCGCTTCTGTAGCATTATGGCATTTTACATATTCAATACAAAATATCCTTTGCTTATCTGTTAGTCCTCGTGCCATAATTTCATCTTCTCTCATACATAAAGTCGCGTTTTCGAGCACTTTCCTTCATATTAATAATGTGGGCCTGTTCAACTACATATTTGCCTTGTATCGCTCCATCTACCGTTCACTGATTGCCCATCCTTTTCAAATATATAAGTCCGTCCGCAATTGATTCAATCGCCTGGTCCTCTGTAATAGTCCCGTCCTCTGCTGTGCATGGTCCCAGGTGTAAATGTAATAACTCATGCACAAGCGAATGCTCCATGTCCTGCGGTAGCATGGAATCAGGTGGATAATCTGTTGCATCAACTAAGCGTATCAATGCTTTTTTGGTTGACAGAGTATACCTTACGTTAGCTTGTGCTCCGTCCGGTAAGTCTCTTTGCCTTTCTATATGCACTACAATAGTCCAATCCTGCAACCGGAGTATCTTTTGCCATTCCAGGCATTTCTCTTTTAGTTCTTCTTCAGTGAAAATTTCTCCCATATACCCTCCAATTGTTTCTTAATTATTTCCTTTGCTTCCTCCGGCGTATGTATGGTCAGCTGATGCTTATCGTCGAGCAGCGCAACCAGCTCCCGCCTTAGTAGCTTATCGCAGGTCTCTTGGTCAAGTGCTCCGTTGACGTGTGCATGAATAGTATCAATTCGAATCTTTTCTTTGTTTCTATGATGTTCCTCGGCATGAGATTCCGGCTCAACTTGGAAATCAATGTTCATCCTCAGTCTTGCTGTTACATCTACTGATAGTTTCGCCATGTCTTTGGCCCATTTTTGCCTAGCTTCTCGCCAATTTTGTCTCCAAGTATCTTCTTGCCATTCTTTCACCGGGCCGTACCGTGCCTCAAACTCAGTGTCTGGCAATACTATGCGGATATCTGTGTCTCGCGGGAAATCATTATATAGAGCTGATCCCACTAAATAAACAGGATGACCGAAACGTGAGTACATTTGATTTGCCCAACCTGATAGCCTTTCTTTGAGTTTATCAATTTGGTCTATTTTGTGATCCATTATATCGCCTCCAGAATAGGCCGGCATTACCCGATCTGCTTTTCATACATATCCATAATTTGCTCAAGCATTTCGTCTTTATTTTTAATGCTAACCTCTGTTCTGTTCATGCCTTCAACCCATTTTTTAAGGTTTAATTCGTATTCTTCAAACGTCCATTTGGCGTTCTTATTTTCTGGGTCAAAAGTCATCCACGTATACCCTTCCAGCGGGTTTATAGGGTTATCATTCACACTGGTATAGTATCGGGCCGTTTGGTCGTCACTATTTATTGTATTTGCATATGCCCATGCGAGTATTGACATTTCGCTGCACACATCTGAACTGGCATGGCCTTTTATTTCAAACCCATTTTTATATAGCGTTATTTCAATCATTTGGCTTCCTCACTCAACCATCTCAAGTATTTTTTGGAATAGTTCAAATTGCTTTTCTTCTGGTTCCCGCTTGATTTCGTAAAGTAGTTCAAGTGGGAAGCACGCTCCTTGGGATTCGTAACAAGTTAACTTGCACTCGTTACATATAGTTGTCTTGATTATTAGGTGAAACGGTATTACTGTCATATACCCTCCATTTGTAAATATTTGGGCGCCCCACAATGCCCTACAAGCCCCGCTAATTATCGGGCCAAGGTGTTTGTATGTACGATATAAAATAATAGCGGACGCGAACCGCTTGGTTAACCTTCTAAAGGGATTTCCGGAGAACTATAGGTATCAAATGTTATCCATACCTCTTTAACGTTGTCGCTTGCTATCATTCGCCCTTCGTGCTGGGTCCATATCGCCCTTCCGTTTACCACTGTTTCTCTCACCGCACCCATATTGAGTTCGGCAAAACCTTTTAAA